GTAGAATCCTTCAGCGTTTTACGCATCAGGAGTTTGCGGTGCGCCTTGACGGTTTCGAGCTCGACTGGATTTTCTCGTTCGAGCAAGGTGTCGTAGTACTTAGGAGGCTTTTGCTTGCTTCCGCGCACAGAAATTGAGTCACTTGGATAAGCGTCTGACTTAAATAGATCGAACCATCCTGATCCGATGCCCGGTCGTCGCGACATGGTGGCGTATTCGGGCGTGATTTCATAGATATCTCCGGTAGTGGGGTCGGTGGTGGTGTAGTGGTCGGCAGCCATGGCGCCATTGATCTTTTTCATGACGTACCGCGCTACGTAAGCAGCGCTTTCAAATGTGAGATCACCGACTGTGCATTGTCCCATGCCCCAGAGCCGATCAAGTAGATCAGAAGTATAAAGACGGATTCCCTCTTTTTCGGAGTGCAGCTGGCGATCTTGAAAATTATGGTTAAAGATAAGCGCGTGATAATGGGGTCGCGCGATGTAGTCGTTTTCGGGCGTTGCCTGTCCGTATTCGCCGCTGTGGAAGAATCGGATTTTTCGGGGTTGCACATTCTTGCGGTACCTCTTCATAAAATCTTGAAAGTGCCACTTAACCAGCGAGTGGTCATGCGGCAAGTGTTCCGGAGCATAGGTCAGCGTGATAAAGCAATTCTCGGGCCAGAGCTTCGCTTCATGTACACATCGTACGGCCCATTGGCGTGACTTCTCCAAGCGGCAGCCGTGGCAATTCCCGCAGGGCACCTGTATCGGTGTCCACGTTTTTAAGCCAGATTTGGAAAATAATATTATCCTGCTGCCGGAAGAACTCCTCTCCGGGAGGACGTAGCCCCGGAGGGGGTGATAACAAGGCATTCACAAACGGCCCCCGCCACGGTGCGGCGGACGACCCAGATTGCGCGGGTGGGTCTTGTTGGCGTTGCGGTTGAATTGGCGGCTGCTACTACGTTTGTTGACGGGAGACCTTTTCATTTTGTTCTCACTAGTTGGTTGGTTGAGTAGCCGTTATAGCACGGCTACAGTTGGACTGCACCATTAAATGGTGTCAGTCCTGACAGTTACACCAAGGGGATTAACTGTCAGGGCGCGAAAAAAAGCCCCTCGAGGGAGGGGCTAGTTGCATTTCGCGATAGGCCGATATGGCCTGATTTACGCCTCAGCAGGCGGCGTGGGTTCCGGTGCGGTGGGCTCTGGCGAGCTTGCATCCGGTGGGGTTTGCGCTTGCGCTTGTTTGGGCAAGGGTGGAGTGGGTTTCAGCATTTTCAGCTGTACCATTTCCTCGCGGTTGGCTGGATTCTTGACGAATTCCAAGAATTTGGACGGATCGTTTTGGAAGCGATTCCGTATGTGGGAGGGTTGTTCTTCGAACAGGGTATTGGCACGGACGGTTACTAGGAGGGCGTCCAGATATTCAATCGGGGTTGCGGCTTCGTCAAAGACGCCGGCATTTTCCCTCATGTAGTCTGGTGATTGCCCGTTACGTGCGCGTGCCATGATTTGGTCGATATCGCAATCGCCCTTGTGGGCTTGCTCAGTGCGTGATTCTTGCCCCTCAAAGTTGAGGTGGGTGCGGTGTTTAAGGTCGCGAGGTTTCATTAGTTGTACTCCACGTTGATTAATTTGCCGTTCCGGATTTGATACCGGTATCCGGGCTCCGAAGGCAGGCTGTACCATTCGCCGCCTTCATGTTTGTACCGTAGTCTTTGGCCATCGGGGCCGTTGATTACCTTGTAGTCCCGATGACCCGGTACTTTTTTCGCGATGGCCCTATGGGTGTGCCAGCGCCGAGCTTGTCCCGCTCTTTCAGCTTGCGGGTGATGACGCCCCGCTTAGGTGCCTGCTTAGCGGCATCCTTTGCGGTGCTTGCGGTCTCCGTCATGGCGTCCGGTATTTTAGCCGACCACTTGTCGAGGATGCGTAGAAAACCGTCAATTTGGTGATCGAGCCAGTCCGGCCCGGTCTCGGTTTTTCCAGCATTCTTGGTTTCCTGCTCGACCTTTTCGGTTTCCGCTGTGAGTTTCGCCACTTGGGCCGCCGTTACCGGATCAAGATCGATCTCGGATTGCATTGGTATGGTCGTCGGTGTGCCCATGGCCCCAGGTGCCCCCCCTGCCCCGCCGCCGGCGGCGAGGATGGGGTTGAGCCCGGCGAGTTTTAAGTCCTTTACGGCCCGCCGGTGGCTATTTTTAATGTTTTTCCGCTGGAAGCGACGATTCTTTTTCGCCTGATTTGCGGAAAAGCCAGAAGCACTTGAAGCTATGTCCCGATTGGACTGGTTAGTGCTGTAGGTGCTGAGCGCCGAAGCGCCAGCTGCTATGCCTGCTGCGACTACTGGCATCACTTGCCCCCTTTACGAAGTAAGTCTTGGTGATCGAGGTGCAGGTCAAGCTGCTCCTCCTCGGGGTGACGCATATCGCCGCCCTGCCCTGCCCCGCCTTGAATGACGGCCTCTAAATCGGAGATTCGGGCCATGTTGCGGGCTAGGGACAGGGCTTCCAGAAGGGTAGGGCGCATATCGCGCTGCTCCCTGAGGTAGCCGGGGTGGAGGTACATTGCCATGATGGATGCGAAGTAAAGGTCGAATTTGCTCATTACAAACGTGCTCCTATTTGAGGTGTAGAGTAGATCGGCAAGGGCCGGACGCATTGAAGCGACTGGTACGAGTCGAAAAGGAAGTGTGGCTCTGATGGTACCGCGACTATGCGATCCATCGGGACGTTCTCCTCGATGAACGTCTGATTGAGGACAGGCAGCGAACTGTAGTCCTGCGAGAGGTGGTAGACGTCGAGTGATTGCGGGTGGTTGCTCCGGAATACGCCAGTGATCTGGCTATTCTTGTAGCGCATTTCGGCCCAGCGTTCCTGATAGCCGAGCACACCGACATCGTCGGGAGTGCCCTGCGCGTAGATTTCACGGTTAGCGACAGCTTGCTCGCCGAGGTGGGCCAGCAGAGGCCAGTAGAAGTTATACCGTGTGAGTCTCGACCACATGCGGTCGAGTCCCTGCTGGTAGGTGAGGTCGGCGCGTACGCACACGTAGCCGATGACAATGGAGTGCTCCGTGAATGATTTAGTGAATTGGCAATTGCCTGACGCGGTGCCGACTGCTGCGAGGCTTGCGAGTGGTGTAGTGCCAGATTCCGACTGCTGGGCGATCGGGTTGATGTTGATGGGCACTGATCCGCCCCCGATAAATTCGGGGCGTTGCAGACGTTGGTCTGGCGAGAAGACGCCGAAGTGGCTCTGCAGGATTTCGACGTAGCGGGTTCCCGCGCGCGCGTCGCGTTGGAGCATGGCTTGCAACTGGATGGAGAGGTTCAGTGCGTCGATGGTTGCGGCGGTAGCCGCCGAGAGATCGGCATAGATACCGGGAAAACCGGCGTTATCGGGATCTTCCTCGATGTGGATGCTGGTGGTCGAGGTAAGGTGAGAGTCGGCGTAGTTGGTTGTTGAGGCTGCGGCAGTCTCGTAAACATTAGTATTCGTTTGCGAGTAGGTCTGGTTATCCTTACCGATGCCGTAGACAGGTGCCCTCGTGCCGAGTGGCAATGAGATAGCGTCACCTTTCTGCGGTGCCGGTAGGCAGGAGGTGAAGTAGTCGAAGCGTTTACCACGCTTGTGGATCTGGTAGCTGGTAGACAGGTCGGGACCATCCCCGCGGGATACGGGAATAGAGTCGATCAGGTTCTGATCGCGAAACCATGCGTTATAAATGGTGGCGTGTGCTCGGTGCACTAGTGCCGAGTGAGATAGGCCAGCTACGAAGGTAGGTAGTCCGAAGTGGTCCTCGAGGCTACCGGGCTGGTAGCCCCCAACGGGGGAGACCATCTGCGGGATGGTGTAGTCGATGGAATCATCGGGATCGATGCGTTCGCCCATGAATTTCTGGAAGTTATCCCAGACGAGGCGAAGCGGAACGTCGAAGAAGAAACACTCCATGTGGAGGTTATCCATGATGGGTTTGAGTGGTGTGGACATGCGAGCAAAGATAGTCGAGTCCATTTTGAAGGTGTCCCCTGGTACCGTTTCGTCCACGTAGAACGGAATGAGGTAACCGGCATCGAAGCCGGTCTTATGACCGCAGCTGCGGTCGAACCTCGAGCGGGGTGCGCGTGTTGGCTCGATGTGAGCGAAGTTATGTTGCATTACGGATTTCATGATTTTTCCTCAGTATTGGAACGAAGTTCGAGGCAGGTTGCCAGTGACTCGGGTGCTGTGATTTCCATTTTCGCGGTCGAGTCGTCGAAGGTGCCGAGCTTGAACAGTACGTAGTCTTCGGCATTTTGGGAGAACTGATGTTCAGGGTTGGTGACGGTGTTCTTGATCAGGCGGAGTGCCAGAGCATCGTTTTGGAGAAAGAACGGCGGCAGGTAAGACTGCGCCTTCGTGTCGTAGATAGAATAGATGCATACTTTCATAGTTTCCTCTTTTGCAGTTCAGATTTGGCTTTCGCCACGGTTTCCCGAACTTCTAGACGTTCGGGGGTAGAATCCTTCAGCGTTTTACGCATCAGGAGTTTGCGGTGCGCCTTGACGGTTTCGAGCTCGACTGGATTTTCTCGTTCGAG